CTTCCTTATTCATCTGAAGAGATCCAAGAGCTCTACTGGAAACACCAAGATTTGCTCCACCATCTAAAAGACCACGAGCAATGTTACCCATTGGTGTTTCCATAATCTTTGCTTTACCAACGTAATTAGTACCTTCTTTACGAAGATCTACGATAAGGTGTGAAACGCGATCTAAATTAATGGATGGCGTATCAGGATGACCTAACTCGCCGTAAGCGCGATTCTGCTTAACTAGTTGTTCCATGTAACGACCAACTTCTTTATCCATAACATTTTCTGGATACATGCGGCCGTTGCGGTTCTTAATTTCTGATTGAAGAAAAATACCTTCAATGAAATACTCTTTACCCTTGCCTAGTTTGTTTTCAACTACTAACGTAGTAGTGTCGAAAACTTCTTTAATGAGTTTCATGTTTATGCCTTATCTGGTGAACCGCTTAAAGTTGTAGATGCACCAACACGTGTCTCATCATCGTAAGCACCATACGTTGCTGTTTCAACTTTGCTCGACCATCCTTTAACTTTGCGAAGTGTGATATAACCTGTTACAGCTTTAGCAGATGTGTTATCAACAATTATGTCGTATGTGTTTTCCTGAGTTTCACTAATACCCATAGAAGTTAGATCTAGTAAAGGTGCATTTTCTGGAGCGCAAGCAATAATAGTTTTATTATTACGTAATACTTTAAGTAAAGCACCATCTTCACCAGTACTGACAAAACGAACTATATTAACTATTGGAGCATCGGTATTACGTGCTTCTGTAGATGCAGTTAAATTAGCAATAGTAATAGTTCCAGTTTCAGCTGCAGAAGAATCAAAATGAATGATGGTCTCCTGACTAGTATTTCTTACAGTTGTAAATCTCATCGCCATTTTTATTCCTTTATTTTTCTAATGACATGCATGAAATTTTCTTTTGATTCGCGCATGTATTCTACTATTTGATATTTATCTTCCAGCAATCTATTTAATTTAGATTGTGTATCTTCATCTATAGCGACAACACTTCCATCAAGGAGTGTATGTTCAATCTTTCCTGTAAGAGTACTATTCTTTTCCTTAATCTCAATTAAGACTGGATCGATAGTGAATAGGTTGGAAGAAGCGAGATCTAAGTATGATTCAACTATCTTATCTGTTATCTTAATAGAATCGTGATATTTACTAATTAAACTTACTATTTTTTCTTCTGGTATTACAGCTTCTATGTCTCTAAGTATATTACTATTATCGATGTATGACTTAGCGTATTCTCTCGCTTCTTCCAAACTCTTTACACCTATCTCGGTATCTTCTTCGTCTATCGAGATAGATAAATCCTTATTAATAATAACTCTGCTATCTCGATAGATGAAACTATCGAGATAACCACAGCTTTCAAATAGCTTAGTCTTAAGCCTGTTCAGAGTTATCATCAGTGTTTTCTTCGCTTTCTTCTTGATCAAACATTTGCTGAGAAAGATTTATTCGATAAGAATCTAATGCTTGAGAAACTTTATCCGACATCACAGTATTGAAACTATTCTCAATTGCAATACTATCGCCTGATATAAGCGCATCAACTAATTCGCGTGTGTTAGACATAATTAATTTCCTTTAGGTTGAGGTGCGTCTGCAGCGATTTCATTCTGTACATCACCTTGTAACTTCATCTTAGCTAATTCTTCAGCGTGTTGCTGATTACGATACTCTTCATTTTCTTCTTCCATCTGTTCAATCATTTCATCATCTAGTCGTAGAATATGTTTCTTAACATAGGTTGGTGAATAGTACTTACCGACAAATGGATCGATAATCTGAAGAATATTTAAACGACCCTGCATTAATTCAGCTTCTTTTATTTCAGCGTAGTGATTATCACGCATGAAATCAAATCGTACCTGAGGCCTAATCATCTCCCAATCTTCGAGAGTACAAATACCTTTAACGACTAACTGAATCTTTAATGCATCTAAAAATAAATTAGTAAATTTCTTACGAATACGAGAAATAAATTTAGTAAACTTAATTTCATCACGAGTAATTTCAGATGAACGACCTAGATTAAATCCATCAGTCTTCTGTAGACGTGAAGCTGGTACATTCAAGCACTGATATAGTTTATTCTGAAAATACTCGATGTCTTCGATTTGGCCTAGTGTTTGTCCACCAGGCAGTGTTGTAATTTCCGTGCCTTTACCGCCTTCACGACGTGGCATCCAGAAATCTTCCATCATTGACATATGTTTACGATCGTCGCGAACTTCACCAGTAGTTGCGTCGTAAACAATCTTGTTTCTAAACTTATTCATTATATCGTTGACGTATTGCTCAGCTTTAATTTTTGGCAAGTTACCTACGTCAACATAAAAAATTCTACGTTCTGGTGCTCTACTAATACGATATATTACGAGAGCATCTTCCATCATCTTCAACTGATTAACAACTTTAATCGCTTTGTGAAGATAGGAAAGAACCATTCCGGTATTTCGATCAACCCAACCAGAAGGTACGTATATAACTGAATCAAGTGGAAGCTTCACTCCATTGACGCTCGATTCAGTTATACCTTTGTCATTATAGAGATAATACTCTTCAATCGACTTAACAATCTCTACACCTAAAGCGTTCTTTTCTTTATTGATTGTCTTAATCTTACGAATCTTACGTGGATCGATTTGCCTTAATTCAACAATTCCACCTTTAGGATTCTTTTCATCTATTAGTATATGATAATATAGTCGTCCATCGACATACCAAGTTCTAAAAAGATCGTGACTTTTTTCTTCAAATTGAAAAATATTAAGTATATTGTCGAACTCTTCTGATATCTTATTCTTAATAGAGGATGAAATTTTAACGTCGTCTAAAAGAATACGAACTGGAGGCGCGTCTTCATCTGAAACAATCGCTTCATTCGTTATATCTTCAATTGCACTGTCAGTGTCAGGATAAAGCGCTATCTCTCTGTATCTGCGTATTAAGTCATTTTCATTCTTAATGACTGCATCCAGAGTCATCACTTGAGCGTAATAGCCTGCCGCCGAGTTTACGATTGTAGCCCCATCGTCAGAGACGGGAGCTACAACCGATGACTGAGACGCAGTACTTTTACGCTTTATTTCAAAGCCAAAAACATTCATTATCTATTATCAACCATTAAATTGGGAAAGAACCAACTGGCGTATTAATCGTACCATTCAAGCTAAATCCTGAACCTGCTCCGGTAGAAGTATTAGATGTCCAGTAATTATATTGGAATGTTACGTTAAATGTTTCAATTGCATTTCCTTGATCATATCCCAACTGAATATCACCAATCTCTGAAGGGAATGCATCAACAAACTTATATGCTTTAACAGTAGCACCGTTGCGATCTAACTGATACACTGATAAATCTACTTGGTAATTCGCAGGATTAGTGATACCGTTTGTAGTACCATTATTCTGAATGCCATTAGACCACTGCTCTAGTGCATTGCGAATATTGAAGTTGGTGTCGTTGTATACTGCGATAGTCCAAGGTGCAAAAGTACGCTCACCTGCAAAATTAACCGGACGTCCTCTATATAAAATAGAGATAGGTTCGATCGTTGAAGCTGGGAGTTGTGCGGCATTGCACAGGAACTGTGCTTGAAGACCGGCTACTAATCCTAGTGTTACGTATGATGGGAAAGACAATTCAACTCTAAACTGATTAGCACGTGCGCCGCCACCAGTAAGTTGTGCCTTAAAATCTGAAATGTTTGCCATGTAAATGACTCCTTTATTCTTTATTTATTCAACGGGAGGATCGCTCCTCCCATTAAAATTAACCACCGATTTCGTCAAAGCTTACTGAAGAGCGAGCTGCCACGAAGTTAAGAGTGATGAAGTTAATAGAGCGATTTGGCTTAATAAAGATACTTGCAACGAACTCGTTACGATCAATAACTTCACCGGTGTTATTTGTAGCATCGCACTTAACACGGAAATCAACAATACCACGGCGTCCTTGAACATTACGTAGGAATGGTTCTACTAAATTGCGGAATTGCGCACGAGTAAAGTCATCATTAAATTCAAACAACTGGAATTTAGCAGCGA